CTAAAACTATATGAAGGCATGAATCTGCCTGGTGGCGTCACGTTTAATGGTCAGAAGATTTGGGACGAAGCTCAGGAAGAAATCCAAAAGCTTGAAGATACTGTTATTAATGATTACAGCTTGCCTGTTACAGATATGATTGGATAACAATGGCAACGAACAAATACTTTCGTCCGTTTACATTCGGTAGGCAGCAAGATCTAGCTGAAGACTTGATTATTCAGTCTATCAAGATCTATGGTCTTGACGTGAAGTATTTGCCACGCACTATTGTTGGACCAGATGCACTTCTTGGTGAAGATCCGCTTTCTAAGTTCGAAGATGCTATTGATATCGAAATGTATGTCAAGAACACACAGAACTTCGAAGGTGAGGGTGATTTCCTTTCAAAGTTCAATCTTGAAATTCGTGACCAGATTACATTCGTTATGGCTCGTAAGCGTTGGGAACAAGTATCTAACGAAAAGCTAATGACCGAAGTTGGTTATAACTTTCAGATGGAAGACGCTAACACAGGTGCATGGGCTAACAGTATCGGTATCCGTTTAGAAACTGGATCAACCGAACAATATCAAACCACTTCACCACGACCATTCGAAGGTGACTGGGTATATTTCCCGCTGAATAAAAAACTGTATGAAATTAAATTTGTTGAACACGAACAAGTGTTTTATCAGCATGGCAAACTCTATACATATGAGCTGACTTGTGAGCTTGTAGATCGTATGGGCAGCATTGATATTGCTACAGGTAATACTGAAATCGACGCAATCGAAACTCGTTACAGTCAAGATATCCTTAACTATCAGGTTGTTCTTGAAGACAATACCAATTTCCTTAACGAAGACGGTGGATACATCCTTCAAGAATATAGAGTTGAACAGCAGAACCTTACAGCCAACAACGAAGTATTTACTCAGAAATCTCTTGACTATCTAGATTTCAGTGAACGTAACCCATTTTCAGAAGTGGATAGATTTTAATGTTTGGATCACAGTTCTACCATCAATCTATTCGTAAATATGTTGTCATGTTCGGTAATATGTTTAACGATATCGTTGTTCGTCGAATTGGACCAACTGGTGCGTCTTTGCAGTCTATTGCTGTTCCACTTTCGTATGGACCAAAGGAAAAGTTTCTTGTTCGTATCACACAAGATCCTAAGCTAGATCAGCAAGTTGCTATTCAGCTCCCACGCATGGGTTTTGAAATGACAACAATGAACTACGATGGGACTCGTAGGTTGACTGGCGTTTCTCGTAACGTGAAAGTGGTTAATGATAAGAACAAGCTTGATTTCACATATGCGCCAGTGCCGTATGATTTGAGTTTCCAGCTGTATGCGTATGTTCGTAACGCTGATGATGGCGCACAGATCATGGAGCAGATTGTTCCTTACTTTGGACCAGAGTGGACCAATCAAGTCAAGCTTATTCCAGAAATGTCCATTATGCAAGATATCCCAACTATCTTGAACACGGTTTCCATTGAGGATACATACGAGGGAGATTTTGAAACTCGTCGTGCATTGATTTATACATTCGATTTCACTGTGAAAGCATATTTCTACGGTCCAGTTCGTCGTCAGGGTGTTATCAAACGTGCTCAAATCGACTTTGGTATTGTTAGCGCAAACAGCGGCAGCAAAATAACTATCGAAGATACAAGACTCACTGGGCGTAGTTCTCGTATCGTAGTTCAGCCTGGTCTATTGGCTAATGGTAGCCCAACGACAAACTCTGCTGCTTCTATCGCATATTCATTGATCAACGCAGATGATGATTATGGGTTTGCATCCAATACGTTCTTCTATACAGACGGTAAAAAATATAACCCAATCACGGGCACTGATGAGAATATAGAATGACAGAAAAAACGATTTTCGAAACGAGTGTAGAACAAGCTCTTGGTTTGCCAGAGTCATCACCTCCTATGGTCAAAAAAACAGAGGTCGCAAATGTTGAATCCGCTGATTCAGACGTTGATGACGATTTCGCAACTGCTCGTCGCAACCTCCACAAGATTATCCACCAAGGCAATGATGCGCTTGAAGAAGCACTCATGGTCGCAAAAACGTCAGAACATCCACGAGCATTCGAAGTCGTCGGTGGTCTTATCAAGACGCTGGTTGACGCTAACAAAGATCTACTCGACATCCAGAAAAAACTAAAAGATCTTAAGAAATCTGATGATCCAAAAAATCCAGGACCACAGACAGTTCAAGCACAAAATGCCATTTTCGTAGGAACTTCGGCAGAGTTGCAACAGCTAATCAATGGAAGAAAAGATGCTTAAGAACGTTGTGTTTCCTAATCCAAATCTAGTTTTTCCAGAAGCACCAAAGCCTGAAAAGAAAGAACTTACGCCGCAAGAGCTGAAGCAGATTGAAGATGCAAAGCCAAAGAAAAGGTTAGTGAACAAACGCGATGGCAGTTAAAACATATCTAGGTAATCCAAATCTCAAAGCTGCTGGTGTTGTTCATCAATACACCAAAGAACAAGCTGACGAATATATCAAGTGCGCGAAAGACGTAGAGTATTTCGCTCGTAACTATATCAAAATCGTCAACGTCGATCATGGTCTTATGCCATTTCGTATGTGGGATTTCCAGGCTAAAATGCTGCATACATTTGCGAACAATCGTTTCTCTATCTGTAAGCTCCCACGTCAGGTTGGTAAGTCGACAACATCGGTTGCTTATATTCTTTGGCTTGTGTTGTTTACAGATCAACAGAACGTAGCCATCCTTGCGAACAAGGGAGCGCTCGCGCGTGACCTGTTAGCAAAGCTCCAGCTCGCATATGAATATCTTCCGCAGTGGTTGCAGCAAGGTGTTGTGACTTGGAACAAAGGTAACATCGAGCTAGAGAACGGTTCAAAGGTTCTTGCTGCTGCTACCTCATCAAGCGCGATTCGTGGTGGATCGTTCAACCTAATTTTCCTCGACGAGTTCGCGTTCGTGCAGCGTAACCTCGCTGATGCGTTCTTCGCTTCTACATATCCTACGATTTCATCTGGTAAGACAACCAAGATCATCATCGTGTCTACGCCTAATGGTATGAACCACTTCTTCAAGATGTGGATCGATGCTACCGAAGGACGAAGCGAATATAAGCCTATTGAAATCATGTGGAACGAAGTTCCTGGTCGTGACGAAGAATGGAAAAAGCAAACTATCGCTAACACCAGCGAACAGCAGTTCCGTCAAGAGTTTGAGTGCGAGTTCATCGGTTCATCCAGCACACTTATTCATCCAATGAAACTTCGTGAAATGGCTTGGAACACACCTTCTAAAGATAAGTGGGGTCTTGATATATACGAGATGCCAAACCCACGCAGAATCTACGTTTCCGTGTTCGACGTTTCAGAAGGTGTGGGTGGTGACTATTCGGCAATGTCAATATTTGATGTTACAGAGTTTCCATATAGGCAAGTGGCTAAGTATCGAAGTAGGGAAATATCACCGTTGATGTTCCCAGATGTAATCTACCGTTTTGCTACCATGTATAACAACGCATGGGTTTTGGGTGAAACCAATAACATTGGACAGCAAGTTGTTCAGTCTCTGTTCATTGACCTAGAATATGAAAATGTTGTAGCCACGTTTACGAAAAACAAAAATATCAAGATCGGTGGTGGGTTCAGTTCTCGTTCTGCATTCGGCGTTCGAACAACTAAATCTGTTAAGAAAATTGGTTGTTCAAACTTGAAAACTATCGTCGAAAGCAACAAACTACTCATAACAGATTTTGAAACAATCGAAGAATTGACGACTTTCGTAGAAGTCAAGGATACATACAAAGCTGAAGAAGGATGCCATGACGATTTGGCTATGACTTTGGTTTTGTTTGGATGGTTAATCACACAACCATATTTTAAGGATCTGACGAACAATGACATTCGTAGAAACTTAGCACAGGAGACTATGAAAGAAGTCCATGACGATTTATTGCCTGTCGGATTCATTGATGACGGCAGCACATCACAATCTATGGAGTCTTCTAGTGACGAACCGTCGCTTTGGTAAGAAAGCCCCGTTTTTATAAATAAAACGAGTAACAATTCAGGGCGCGAAGAAAAAACATACCTTCGTTTTATAAAAGGAGACAAGTCCGATGGCTTTCCAAGTTTCTCCCGGCGTTAATGTTAGTGAGATTGATCTCACAACGATTATTCCGGCAGTCAGCACAACAACTGGCGCTTTTGCTGGTCATTATTCATGGGGTCCAGCAGGAATTCGCGTTCTAGTTGACTCGGAAGATACGCTCGTCAATACTTTCGGTAAGCCAATTTCCAATACGGCTTCGGATTTCTTCACAGCTGCTAACTTCCTTGCATACGGCAACTCGCTGTATGTGGCTCGTGTTATCCGTTCTTCAAACGCATCTACGCTTTCTACAGATACAGTTGTAGCTCGTAATGCCGTTTCAAATACTCTTGGATTTTTGACTTCTTCAAACACGAAGAACACAATCATCAAGAACGAAGACGATTACAACCAGAACTACTACGCAGCTGGTATCTCGAACGTTGGTCCATGGGTCGGTAAGTATCCAGGATCATTCGGTAACAATATTCGTATTTCTGTTTGCCCAACAGCAAACGCATACGAAAGCACACTGAGCGGTTCACTTAACTTTGTGAATAACAGCGTTTCTGTTAGTGGTTCTTCAACAGCTTTCACCAATCAAATCACAGTTGGCGATATCATTCTTTGCGGACCAGATAAGGTAGAACGCAAGGTTGCTCGTGTAGCAAATGCCACTTCATTGATTCTTCAGAGCGCATATGTTGGTAACACAGTAACTAACATATCAAACATCACACGTCGTTGGGAATTTTTTAACAATGTTGGTGGTGCTCCAGGAACTTCAAAAGAAGTAGGTGTAACAGTTGGTTCTTCTGACGAAATGCACATTATTGTTGCAGATCGTGGTGGTCAAATCAGCGGTTTTGCAAATACAGTTCTTGAAGTGTTTGAAGGTGTATCAAAAGCTTCTGGTGCTCGTTCTGAAAACGGAACAAACATCTATTACAAGGATTATGTAAAACAGAATTCTAAGTGGATATGGTGGACAAGTCATCTGACTGGTATCACAAACATCGGTAAAGCTCATACTTCTGGTGCAGCTTTCGGTGCTGGTTCGCAGTCACGCCCAATCAACACAAATCTATGTCTTGGTCGCGACGGCGCTGCGCCACGCGAAACAGACTATATCAACGGATATAACCTGTTCAAGTCTGCTGAAGATGTTGATGTATCGTTGATTCTTGGTGGTGCTTCTACACCTACTCGCGCAACACATATTATCAATAACATCGCAGAATACCGTAGGGACTGTGTTGCTGTTCTGTCTCCACGTCAAGCTGACGTTGTGAATAACTCTGGTTATCCAGGCGCAGAACTTGATGATATCGTAGCGTTCCGTAACTCGCTGCCATCAACTTCATATGCTGTTCTTGACTCTGGTTGGAAGTATCAATACGACAAGTATACTGACTTGTTCCGTTACGTTCCATTGAATGTGACACAGCAGGAACAATGGTTCGCACTGATCTTGAGCGCGATCCTTGGTTCTCACCAGCTGGTTACAACCGTGGTCAGATTAAGAACGTAATCAAGCTAGCCTACAATCCAAATAAGACAAACCGTGACCAGCTCTACAAGAACGGTATCAACCCAGTTGTAACATTCCCAGGACAGGGAACGGTTCTATTCGGTGATAAGACGCTTCTTTCAAAGCCATCAGCGTTCGACCGTATCAACGTTCGTCGTCTGTTCATTGTTCTGGAAAAGGCGATTGCTACAGCAGCTAAGTTCACACTGTTCGAGTTCAACGATGCGTTCACTCGTGCTCAGTTCAAGGCTCTGG